ATAGGATGGTGATTTTATGACAAAGATACTTTGCCCAAACAAACAATATACAGGGGTTTCAGCATCCGTTCCATTTATGAATGGTGTTGGTGAAACTGAAAATCCACAATTGGTTGATTGGTTCAAAAGTCATGGCTACACTGTTGAAGGTGAACCTGACCCGGATAATGAAGGTTCTGAATTTGATAAAATGACGGTTGATGAATTAAAGGCGTATGCTGAAGCCAATGGAATTGACATTGGGCAATCAACCAGTCAGAAAGGGATTCTGAAGAAGATTTTGGAAGCGGGGAATAAAACAGAATAGGTGGTGATGATATGCTTACTGACATTGAAACAAGATTGGCTTCCCTAACCTTCACCCAACAAGCGGTTCAAGACCTGGGTGGTCAGTTTTTATTTGATGTTTCAAAGTTGCTTGAATCACTTGGTTATGATTTGAAACCTGAAGATGATTGGCTTTTGGGCTTTACCATTCAAAAGGTTGAAAACTACATCAAGAATGACTGCAATGTTCTTGTTGTTCCCCAAGGTTTGTATTATGTGGCAGTGAATATGGTGGTTGGGCAATTCCTTTTCACTTTGAAAAGCAGCGGGAAGCTGGTTGGGTTCAATTTTGAAGCTGCAATCAAGCAGGTTCAAGAAGGTGATACCAGTGTGACTTTTGCCATTGGTGATGGAAGCCTGACACCTGAACAACGGTTTGATTCTTTGCTTTCTCATTTGGTGAACTTTGGAAAGGGTGAACTTGTTTCATTCAGGTGCATCAAATGGTGATGGCGCATAAAACAGCACTTGAATCCTTGTGGAAAGGTAGATGCACAATTTATGTGCATGATGAACAGAAGAATCAGACCAACAAAAGAAGCAAATTTGTTGAAAGGGCTGTTTATACAGACCAACCATGCAAGCTGTCATTTGAAACTATCAAGCAGACACTGGAAAACAACAATGCAGCGCAAGTGATACAGTCAGTAAAGCTGTTCATTTCACCTGAAGTGGTAATTCCACCTGGTTGCAAAATTAAAGTACACTCAAAATAGGTAGAACAACGGATTACCAAAGCAGTGGTGAACCTGGGGTGTTCAGTTATCATCAAGAAATTGTGTTGGAGTTGTTCAAGGGGTGGGCTTGATGGCAAGATGGGGAAATTGTGATTTCAAGCAATTGCAGGACTTACAAAAGCGGATGGAACGGATGCAGCAAAGGAATTTTGAAGCCTTCTGCAAAGAAGCTGCAAAGGAACTGGCTGCAAGGTTACTGGCAAAGGTTATTAAAAGGACACCAGTTGGTCAATACCCTGCTGAAACAGGTAAGAAAGGCGGTACTTTAAGGCGGGGTTGGACAGCTAAAACGGAAGAAGAAGCGCAAGGTGGCGGTGCTGGAAATGCCAAAGCCTATGTTGATTCTTTGATGGTTACAAAGGCGGGTGATGTGTACCAAATTGAAATAATTAACCCTGTTCATTATGCTTCTTATGTTGAATATGGACACAGGACAAGGAATCATAAGGGTTGGGTTCAGGGAAGGTTCATGCTGACAATATCAGAAACTGAACTGGATACACAGTCACCAAAGATTTTGGAAAACAAATTAAAAAAATACTTGGGGGAATGTTTCAATGGTGAATGATTTAATTGATGGCATTTCTGTTAAGCTGAACCAAGTATTTGGTGATGGATACAGGATTTACAGTGAAGATGTTCAGCAGGGTTTGAAAGAACCCTGCTTCTTTATTGCTGTTCTGAATCCATTACAGACCCAAGTTATGGGGAATAGGTACTTCAGGCAACACCCTTTTGATGTTCATTACTTTCCTGTTAAGCTGGGGAACAATGAAGAAATCCAGGGGGTGGCTTCTAAAATGCTTGATGCCCTGGAATATATAACCCTGTTGAATGGTGATTTGGTTCGTGGTACGGAAATGCACTATGAAAAGGTTGATGATGTGCTTCACTTCTTTGTGGATTACAACATGTTTGTCAATAAGGTTGAAGTTCCTGCTGATAATATGGAAACCTTGACAGTCAATAATGATGTGAAAGGGTGATGTGAATGACTGTTAAAAAGAAAACTGAAAGTGAACAATTGGCTGAAGTGTTTACTTTCACTAAAGAACAAATTGTTTCAGCGGCAAAATACAAACATAAACAGGATGTTGTGAATGTAGTTCTTAAAGATGGTCAGCTTTACACTTTGGATGAAGTTGATGACCTGATTGAAAAATTTATGAAAGAGAAGGTGAACTAATATGGCACTTGGTGGTGGTACTTTTTTAGTACAAAATAAGGTATTACCCGGCACTTATATCAATTTTATAAGTGCGGCAAGAGCATCAGCAAGCCTTTCTGATAGGGGTGTTGCAGCTTTACCCCTTGAACTTGATTGGGGTGCTGATGATGCAGTGTTTACGGTAACAGCAGAAGAATTCCAAAAAGATTCATTGAAGTTCTTTGGTTATTCTTATGACCATGACAAAATGAAAGGTTTAAGGGATTTGTTCAAAAACATCCATACTGGACACTTCTACAAGCTGATGAATGCCGGGGTTGCTGCTTCTAATACTTATTGCACTGCAAAATATAAAGGGGTTAGGGGTAATGACCTGAAAACAGTCATTGCAGTTAATGCAGATGATGTTGCCAAGAGGGATGTTTCAACTTATCTTGGGACACAGCTTCTTGACAAGCAAACGGTTCTTCCAAACACTGATAATTTGGCTGATAATGATTGGGTTGTTTGGAAAACAAATGTGGCATTGGCTGCAACTGCTGGGTTACCTTTAACCCTTGGAAGCAATGGTAATGCAATTACTGGAACTGAATATCAATCTGCCTTGGATGCTTTTGAATCTTATAACTTCAACACCATTGGTTGCTTGTCTACTACAGCAGCAATCATTGACTTGGTGGTTCAGTTCACAAAGCGGTTAAGGGATACGGTCGGGGTAAAGTTTCAAGCTGTTGTTTACAGAACTGCTTCTGACTATGAGGGAATCATTTCAGTTGAAAACAAAGTCAATGATGCGGGTGTTCCTGAATCTTCTTTGGTTTATTGGGTAACTGGTGCGCAAGCTGGTTGTGCAGTGAACAAAAGCTTAACCAATAAGAAGTATGATGGTGAATTCGCTGTTGATACTGCTTACAAGCAATCTGAACTTGAAGCAGCAATCCAGGATGGGAAATTTGCCTTTCATAAGGTCGGTGACAGTGTTCGTGTTCTTGAAGATATTAACACCTTCATCACTGTCACGGATGAAAAATCAAGTGATTTCAGCAGCAATCAGACCATCAGAATCCTTGACCAAATTGCAAATGATATTGCTTCCCTGTTTAATACAAAGTATTTGGGCAATGTTCCAAATGATGCTGCTGGAAGAATAAGCTTGTGGAATGATATTGTTTCACATCATCAGCAATTACAGACAATTAGGGCAATTGAAGATTTTAACCCTGATTTGGTGGTTGTGGAAGCTGGAAGCACCAAGAAGGCTGTTGTGGTCAATGATGTTGTGACACCTGTAAATGCAATGGCGCAACTGTATATGACAGTTGTGGTTCAATAAGAAAGGGGTGTAATGAATGAGCAATGTAATGAATGCAAAAGATGCGGTGAGTGCTTCCCTTGCTGAATGTTTTGTTACCATTGAAGGAAACAGATATAATTTCATGCAAGCAATCAATCTGGAAGCCAACTTTGAAAAGAATAAAACTGAAGTTCCTATTCTTGGAAAGACCGGGAAAGGGAACAAGGCAACTGGCTGGAAGGGTACAGGAAAGGCAACTTTTCATTATAACACCAGTATTTTCAGGGAACTTCTTTATCGTTACAAGAAAACTGGTGAAGATATTTACTTTGACATTCAGGTTACCAATGAAGACCCCACATCAAGTGTTGGAAGGCAAACAGTTATTTTGAAGGACTGCAATCTTGATGGTGGACTTCTCACCAAGTTTGATGCAGATGCGGAATACCTGGATGAAGATATTGATTTCACCTTTGAAGATTTTGAAATCCCGGAAAAGTTTAACCTGCTTGCTGGTATGCAATAAAAGAAAGGATGGTTTGAATGGGTAATTTATCAGGCTTTTTGGCGCAAAATGCGCTGAAAGTTGAAAATGTAAAACATGTTGTTTCAAAGCGGTTTCTTGATGATAAAGGGCAACCAATCCCTTGGGAAATTTGCTGCATTACTTCCACTGAAGATGAAGCATTAAGAAAAGCTTGCACAAAGCGTGTTCCTGTTCCCGGTAAACGTAACCAGTACACCCAAGAAACTGATTATAACCTTTATCTTGGAAAGCTTGCTGCAAAGTGTACAGCTTTTCCAAACCTTGATGATGCTGAACTTCAAAACAGTTATGGTGTTATGGGTGCGGATGCCTTACTGAAAACCATGTTGACACCCGGTGAATATGCTGATTATCTGACAAAGGTGCAGGAAGTTAATGGTTTTGAAGTCACTTTCCAAGATTCGGTTGATGAAGCAAAAAACTAATAAGTGAAGGTGATTTTGAAGCAAACATTGCTTATTATTGCCTTCACAAGTTTCACATGCTTCCATCCCAATTC